TTACCATGTTCCGTGTCCTCATTGCGGCGAGCTGCAGGTTTTAAAATGGGCGAATCTGATCTGGCCGAAAGGCGAGCCGGACCGGGCGCACTTTGTTTGTGAGGTGAACGGCTGCATTATTGAACACGAGTCGAAAGCCTGGATGGTCGAGCGCGGCCAGTGGATCGCCGAGCAACCGTTCAACGGCCATGCCGGTTTTCACATATGGGCAGCCTATTCCTATAGCCCAAATGCGGCCTGGTCGATTCTCGCGCGCGAATTCCTCGAGTGTCGCAAGGATTCCGAAGCGCTGCAGACATTTACCAATACGGTACTTGGCGAAACCTGGGAGGAGGAAAGCGAAAAGGTTGATTGGGAATCGCTTTATGAGCGGCGCGAGGTATACGACGCACCAGCGGCCGGCGGCCAGGTAATAACGGCTGGCGTGGATGTGCAGGCCGACCGGCTCGAAATGGATGTGCAAGCATGGGCGCCCGGCGAGGAAAATTATCAAGTCGAATATATATTGATATATGGCGACACCACGACGGCACTTCCATGGAACGATTTAGCGAAAGCGCTCGGCCGGACCTATATCAATAACGCCGGCCTGGAATTGCATATCTCATGCACTTGCGTCGACTCCGGATATAACACCGATTATGTTTATGCGTTCTGTAAGAAACAAAGCGCCAGGCGCGTATATGCCACAAAAGGACAGGCCGGATCAGGTCTACCGGTGGTCGATCGAGCGCAAAAAAAGAAGACTGGCAACAACCCGGCGCCGGTTCGACATTTCAACATCGGTGTAGACGGCGCCAAGTCAATAATTTACCATCAGCTACGATTAGATGAGGCAGGACCAGGATATCGGCACTTTAACCGCGATTTGGGTCCGGAATATTTCGAAGGCTTAACGGCTGAGAAAATAGTCACCAAAAAACGGCGAGGTTTTTCATTCCGTGAATGGCACAAGATCCGACCGAGAAACGAGCCGCTTGATACCGCGGTCCTGAACCTGGCAGCGCTTAAAATTCTAAATCCTACATGGCAAGCACTCAATCAACCCGAGCAGCAGCAACCCGCGAAACCAGTAACGGCGGCCGCCGGCGATTACGGTTTCACGCGCCGCAGCGGCCGCGGTTTCGATAGGCGTTAAGCGATGAGCGACGACATCACATTGGCCGAGGCGCAAGAACAGCGCGATCTTTACCTGGCCGCCTCGAGGGCGATCGCGATCGGGAAATCCTACACGATCGGCAATCGGCAATTGACCCGGCTCGACTCTACCGAGGTGCGTAACATGCTGACCTACTGGCAACGTGCCGTGCGATCGCTTTCCGCCGCGGCGAATTCCAGCGTAGACGGCGGCGGATTTAAGGTAGCAAAATGGACGTAATTACTCGCTTCCTGCAGGTAGTAAATCCCAAGGCTGCCGCGACCAGGGCATTCTGGCAGGCGCAAACGGTCCGGCTTTATGAGGCGGCACAGAAAAACCCGTATCACCGAAAGCCTGGCCAGCAAGGATCAGCAGACAAATCCATGGATCACGCCCGAGGCAATATTCGCGACTGGGCGCGCTGGCTGGATGAGAATCACGACCTTGCGATCGGGATACTTGATAACCTGGTGAATAAAACCGTTGGCGCCGGCATTCAGGTGATGCCGATGGTCCTGGATCGCAAAAGCAACCGCGCGCTGCGCGAGTTGAACCGCGAAATCAATTTCCTATGGCGAGACTGGATCCGCAACCCCGAGGTGACGCACGAACTGAACTTTGCCGCGGTTCAACGGTTATCGGCGCGAACGCTTTACCGTGACGGCGAGATCCTGGCACAGCACGTACTCGGTAACACCGGGCGAGTTGTTCACGCCGGGAAAATACCCTATTCGGTCGAGCTGATCGAAGGCGATTTCCTACCGTTTGATTTCAACGACTCGAAGCGGAATATTACGCACGGTGTCGAGAAAACAGCCTGGAACCGGCCGCGCGCCTATCACCTTTTCAAAACCGTTCCCGATAACCGGCTTTCCGCAATACTCCGGCCGGATAGTACGGACCTAAAGCGAGTGCCGGCCGAGCGCATGATTCACGCCAAATTCACGCGCCGGATAAATCAGACTCGCGGCGTATCGGTTTTTCATGGCGTCGCGCATCGACTCGATGACATAAAAGATTACGAGGAAAGCGAGAGAATCGCGGCGCGTATCGGTGCGAGCTTTGCCGCGTACATTCAAAAGGGTACGGACTTCGATCCGCAGTCGGCCTATGCCGCCGACGGTGTAACCATGCGCGCCAATCGGACTATGGAAATGAAAGGCGGAATGATATTCGACGACCTACTGCCAGGCGAGAGCGTCGGCACGATCGACACGAATCGGCCGAATACGTCATTGATGGATTACCGAAACTCGCAAATGAAAGCAATCGCCGCCGGCACCGGCACGCAATATTCGAGCATAAGCCGCAATTATGACGGCACCTACTCGGCGCAGCGTCAAGAACTGGTTGAATCGATGGCGAGCTATGCCGCGATGCGTGAATACCTGGTCTATGCGATATTTCAGCCGATTTATGAGCAGTTTATAGTCGCGTCGGTACTGTCGAACAATCTACAAATCCCTGGCGGCCTGGAACTGTCAGACTTGTTTAGTGCCGGCTGGATCGCGCCGCCACAGCCATGGATCGATCCGGCGAAGGAAGCGGCCGCCGATGAAAAAGCGGTACAGAATCATTTTATCCCCTGGTCTCAAGTCGTGCTTCAACGCACCGGGCGCGACCCGATGATTGTCCTCGAGCAGATCCGCGAGGAGCAGGAGCTATTGAAAGATTTGATGCCCGCACCAGTCGCGGCCGAACCCGCACCAGCGCCGGCCGCCGACGCGCCGGCGCCCGACGCGCCCGCGACCGATGAGACCGACAACGCCGACAATGAGGCCGCATGATATGACCGATAAAATTATCAGCCGAGAAACCCGCGACAAGCTGTTGCACGAACCACAGTCGCGCTCGATGACCTTTGCCCGCAAAGGCATGGATGAAGATGCGCGCACGATCCCGGTATCGATATCAAGCGAGGAACCGTATCGCCGCTTTTTCGGTAACGAGGTATTGGTTCACGAAACCGAAGCAATCGATATGGTCCGCGCGAGCCGCGCCGAGGGCTTGCCGCTTCGCATCGATCACCGCGGGAAACTGATCGGCCGCGTCAAAAATATCACCCTGAAAAACCGGCGCCTCGAGGGCGTCGCGCACTTTTCAAAGAATTCAGCCGAGGCGCGGGAAGCCTGGGACGACGTTCGCGACGGCTTTATATCCGACACCAGCGTCGAATATGACATTATCGAAATTAGCGAAAATGTTGAAAATGATGATAATACGGTTAAAGTCACGCGATGGCGGCCAGTTGAGGCGTCAATAGTTGCGGTCCCTGCCGATGCTACGGTCGGGGTAAATCGAACCAGAGAGGTAAAAGTTATGACCACAGAAACGACCGACCAGGGCGCCGCGCCGAAAAAGAAAGGCGACGAACTGAATATTGCTGACTTCGAGGCTGCGCGCAAAGCCGGTAAAGGCGAAGGTTTCGAGCAAGGCCAGCGCGCCGCGACCGAGCGCATCACGAAAATTTATCGCAGTTACGAACCTTACCTGGCGCGCGCCGGCGTTTCGGAGCTGCGCCAAACCTGCATCGATGAGAATACCAGCGCCGAGCGTGCAAACGAGCTGCTGCTCGAATGGCTCGGCGGCGATCCGGAGCCGGCATCGCGCACGCGCGAGCAGGCGCCGAGCAGTCACGGCACGGTGCAAACCATTGCCGACGAGGCGGACAAGTGGACCGACGGCGTTACGCGCGCGCTCGAGTTAAAGGCCGATCTGTTCAAGGATCCCGACAAGGCGCGCGACGAGCGGCGAAACAACGAATTCTTTTCGATGTCGCTTTATGATATGGCGCGCGATTACCTGGTTCGCAATTCCATGCCGGTGAAAGGACTCGATCGAATGGGTATTGTCGGCGGCGCCTTCACTCGCGCCGGTGGTGGTCAATTCGGCACTTCGGATTTCGCGAACATTCTCGGCAATACCGCGAGCAAGTCGATGTTGATGGGATGGGATGAGGCGGCCGAAACCTGGCGCACCTGGTGCCGCATCGGCAGCCTGTCCGACTTCAAAGTCGCCGACCGCGTGAACCTGTCAAGCTTTTCCGACCTCGAGGAAATTTTGGAATCCGACGAGTACAAACGCGGCGCGATGTCGGATTTGAAAGAAACGATTCAGCTCGGCACCTACGGGAAAATGTTCCCGATCAGCCGGCAGGCGATTATCAACGACGACCTGCAGGCGTTCACCGCGATTCCGCGGAAAATGGGTCGCGCTGCCAATCGCAAGGTCGGTGATGTCGCCTACGCACTGCTGACCGGGAATCCGACGCTTAACCAGGACTCGACCGCGCTTTTTCATGCGGATCATTCGAATCTCGGCAGCGCCGGCGCGATCAGCGAAACGACCCTGGACGCATTCGGCGC